GAGCGCGAACAGTGCATCGAGCGCTACACCGCCGACGGCTCGACCTATCTGCAGGTCTGTAAGTGGCGGAATCATCAGCGAATTGACCATCCGACAGCCTCGAAGTTGCCCGGTCCTCGCGAAGGTTCGCGAATCCTCGCGAGTGATTCGGAGCCCCTCGCGCCTGATATGGATAGGATAGGAAGGGATAGGATAGGAATAGAGGTTCCTTCGGAACCTCTGTCAGGCGATGCGCCTGACCGCGAGGTCGTCGACCGCGTGTTCGAACACTGGCGAACCGTCCACGGTCACCCGCAGGCCAAGCTCGACGCCAAGCGCCGCAAGCTCATCCGCGACGCCCTGAAGGGCTACTCCGAGGCGGATCTCTGCCAGGCCATCAGCGGGTACAAGAACTCACCGCACCACCAGGGCCAGAACGACAAGGCCACGGTGTACGACGCGATTGAGCTCCTGCTGCGCGACGCCAAGCACATCGACGCCGGCCTGCGCTTCTACCGCGACCCGCCTCGAACCGACCTGTCGACGCTCACCCGGCGCAACGTCGCAGCCGTCGAGAACTGGGTGCCGCCCGAGATGAGGGCCGCGCAATGACCGCCGACGACTTCACCCGCTTCCGCTCGGTGCTCGCCGGCATGTCGAAGCTGTACGAGCGCGAGCTCGACGGCCCGCTGCTCGATGCGTACTGGCTCGCCCTGCGCGAGTGGCCGCTCGCTGAGTTCGAGCAGGCGGCAGGGCACCTGCTGGCGCACTCCCGGTTCATGCCGCGCCCGGCGGACTTCACCGAGCTGCGCAACGCCGGACGCATGACCGCAGGCGAGGCGTGGTCCGCAGCGCTGCAACACGCGCGCGGGGCATGGCGCGCAGGACCCGCGGTGCCCGAGGTCGAACGCGCCGTCCAGGCGATCGGCGGCTGGCCGGTCATCGCGGGCGCCTACGCCGACAGTCTGCAGTTCCTCGAGCGCCGCTTCGCCGACGCGTTTCGCGAGATCGAGGCACGCGTCGAGATCCGTGAGCAGCTGCCGGCCATCGCCGGTCCGAGCTCCACCTGGCGCGGACGAGTCACCGGCCCCACGAAGGTCGCCGAGCTGCTGCCGCACCTGCGGAGGCCCGCGTGAACACCGACAGGCTCGTCATCGAGATCTGGATGGCCCGGAAGCTCGGCATGCCGCTCGGCTGGGACGGCGGCATCACCACGAGCGAGGACCGCCGCGAGCGCATCCGCGCCGAGATCCTCAAGCAACAGCGACAGGGCTCAATCGCCGGGCGCCAAGCCGGGCAGCCCTGCGAGACCTGGGCGCAGCTGTTCCTGCGCGTCTACGGCCAATCAATCAACCCAACCGGCAAGGAGAAAACATGCGCGGAGTGAACAAGGTCATCGTGCTCGGGAACCTCGGACAAGACCCCGAGCTGAAGAACCTCCCGAGCGGCGGCGCGGTCTGCAATCTGCGGATCGCGACCACGGATTCGTGGAAGGACAAGACCAGCGGCGAGGCGAAGGAACAGACCGAATGGCACAGCGTCAGCCTGTTCGGGCGCCTCGCTGAGGTCGCCGCGCAGTACCTGCGCAAGGGCGCCCAGGTCTACATCGAGGGCCGCCTGCGCACCCGCAAGTGGCAGGACAAGACCGGCGCCGATCGGTACACCACCGAGATCATCGCCAACGAGATGCAGCTGCTTGGCGGCAAGGGCGACGGCCAACGCTCCGAGCGGCCCGCCCAGGCGAAGGCGCCGGCGCAGCAGCAGGCGCCGTCCGGCGATGAGTTCAACGACGACATCCCGTTTTGACCATGAGCACGCTGCAGGCACTCATCGCGTGGTCGAAGGTGTTCGCGGTCTGGGCCGCGATCGCCGTGTTCTTCGGCGCGGTCGCGGGTGTCGGCATCGTGGCCGCGCGCGCGGTCGTCGCGCTGCTGTGGGGGGAGTGATGGACCTGCAGTTCACGCTCCCCTGGCCTCCGAGCGTGAACCACTACTGGCGGAACTTCAGGGGCCGCATGGTCATTGGCGCGCGCGGGCGACAGTTTCGAACTGAGGCGCTCGTCGCGATTCGCGAACAGCGAATCCCGGCGGATCACCTCGGCGGCCCACTGCGCGTCGAGCTGGTGGCAAACCCGCCGGATCGGCGACGGCGCGACCTCGACAACCTGCAGAAGGCGCTCCTCGATGCCGTCGTCGCGGCGGGCGTCATCGAGGACGACAGTTACATCGACGACCTGCGCGTGACGCGCGGGAAGGTCCTGCCGGGCGGATCGGTGACGGTCAGCATCCGACCGCTCACCACGGAGACCGCCTTCACGACCCGCCGAGGTGCCGAACCGTGACCGACCGCGACCCTCCGCTGGTCTGGACCATCAGCCGGCGGACGGAGACGAGCGAGGTGTACCTCACCGGCCTCGACCGCCACGGACAGGCGCTCTGGTGCCAGTTCTGGAACGGAGCCCTGCGCTACGCCACCGCGCGCGAGGCTCTCGACGTCCTGCGCCTCTACGCCCAGTCCGGCCAAGGCGCGGACTGGTACGTCACCCGGATCACTTTGCGCTCGCTGAGGACCTCATGACTGCACAGCTCGACCCGGATCTGATCAAGATCGACCAGCTGCTCGACGCTTGGGCGCGCGACGGACGGCCGGGGCAGGGCGGCGGCATGCACCCTTTGGAGCGACTGCGCCTGATCCACGACGGCGTCGTGCTCGGCGGTGATCGTCTCTCGAACGACGAGATTATGATTCTGCTTGACCAGGCCTACCTGACCTCGCCGCCGCGGACGAAGGCGCTGCTCGATGTCTGGTACAAGTCCTCGAGCCCTGCGCAGGTGAAGGCGCACCGGCTCGGGATCTCGCGCGCGGCGCTGTACACGCATTGGCGCGCTGCGCTTTGGTACCTGCTTGGAGTCCTTCGCGCCAAAGGCTTGACTATCTAGGCGTCTAGACGACAGCGTCCGCTCAACTCGGGGCGCTGCGCCCGAGACGATCCACCAAAGCTCGCCATGTGCGGGCTTTTTTCGTTTTAGGAGCACGACATGCCCGTCCAGCTGTCCACCGTTGTCCGCAACGCTCGCCTCGATGCGATCGAGACCGCCATCGGTACGAGCGCAATCCTCCGCATCCGCTCGGGCGCCGTGCCGGCGAACTGCGCCGCAGCCGACGCCGGATCGGCGCTCGCGACCATCAACCTGCCGTCCGACTGGATGGCCGCAGCCTCGGGCGGCTCGAAGGCGCTCTCCGGCTCCTGGGTCGACTCGAGCGCCGACGCCTCGGGCACCGCTGCCCACTTCCGCCTGTACGACTCGGGCGGCTCGACCTGCCACGCGCAGGGCACCGTCACGCTCACCGGCAACGGGGGCGACATGACCGTCGACTCGTTGGCGTTCACCGCCGGCCAGCAGTTCAGCATCACCGGCTTCACGCTGACTGACGCGAACGGCTGAGGCTGATCCCGTGACGACTATCACCGTAGAGCAGCTTGACATCGTCCAGGGCGCGCCCGGTTATCGCGTGGCCGAGGCCGGCACCTACGGGCTGCTCGAGCTCGTGCCGTGCCGGCGAGAAATCGACACTAACGGCCCAATCTGCGCCTTCCTCGGCGCGACCGTTGCCGGCGTTGACCCGAACGAGGTTCAGGAATGAAGGCCGCAATCGAACAGCTGTTCAACGGATCGCTCGCCCAGGTTGCGATCGGCGGCGCGTATGACGCGACGAAGATCAACCGCGGCAAGCACACCGGGCAGTTCAACTTGGGCGCGGGCGCGGTCGACAAGTTCATCGGCCCGACTCCGGTCGGCGTGGCGAACCTTGCCGAAAGCCCGCTTGCGATTCCGTCCGCATACGTGTGCCCAATTAAGATCAACGACGACCTGTTCTGGATTTTTGGTGCGGATGCGACAACGGCGGCGGCGACCCGGCGGGTGCAGCTTTGGACCTTTGTTCCGAGCCTCGGCCCGGCAGGCTACACCTTCGTCGGCGCGGTGAACCTGACTTTCCCAACCGCCACCACTCACACCGTCCGGGGCTTTAGGGCGATCCTCGAAAACTACACGACCGGCACCGTGGCGGTCTCCGGGACCGGCGTTACCGGGACGGGCTCCGCGTGGGCCACAGGTCTGTCTGTTGGTTCTCGAATCGGCTTCGGCTCGACCGACCCGGCGCAGATTACGACGTGGTTTCAGATTCAAGCCATCGGATCGGACACCGGCATTACCCTGACGACCTCTGCGGGCACCATCGCGGCGGGGACGGCTTACGTCATTCAGGACCTCATGCTGGTCCACGCCAACACCAACGCCACCGTCACGAACGGCGGGCTTTTCGTGACCAAGGGCCTGCAATATGCCGACTTCCAGAACCCGGCGTTTGCCATCCCGGCGGCGACGACTGTCGACAAGATCAAGGCGACCTACTGGCTGAAAGACGCCGCAACGATCACCAACGACGTTATCGGCGGCTGCGCTCTCGAAGATCGCGCCTCTTGGACCCAGCAGTATGTCTATGCGACCGAAGGCGCGGCGTCGTCGCTGAACGTCTATCGCTACAATATCCGCGCCCCGCTGACCCTGACCGCTGGCGCTATGGTCCTGACCGGCGCGGACATGGTCATTACCGGGGCTCAGGCAGTCACGGGCACCATCTCGCAGGCGAACAATGGCCGGGTAGCGACCCTCTCGGGGAATGGCGTCCCGTCGCTTTATCTGTTCACCACAACCCGTATCCTCCGGGTGCCTCTTGCCAATGTCACCACAGGTTCGACGACCTTCGTGGCAGACAGTATGACGGAGGTGCTCCCCGGCGGATCGAACACAAACACACCCACAAACACCTTTACTTCGCTCGACATTGCTGGGTCGATTGACAAGCTGGTGATCACCGGAGCGACCGGTACCGGCGCGGTTTACGTGACCGACTACTACACTGGCGGTCAACAGATCGACCGTCGTGCTGGGTGTCTCACAACGCAGAACCCATCTGCCCTGCGCGACACCGACAGCCCGATTTTCATTCATAACGTCAGCAACAACGCGCCCTTCGTTTGGGTCGAGGACGGGTGGCTTTTCTGGGTTTACAGTCAGACGACGGGCACGACCGTCAACGCCCTGACCGTCTACCCTCTTGCGGCGGATTTGGAGTATCAGGCGGAAGTTAACAACCGAATCATCTGCCCGAAGATCCCGCTCGGCGCGACCCCGGCAAAGCTCTATCGCGCGCTGGTCAACTGCGTGGAGAACATCGGCGATCACACAATGGGCGTGTCGCCTGACGCCTACCGCATGCAGGTTCGCACTTCGGGCATCGACGACAACTCAGGCGCGTGGACGGACGTCCCGCAGGACGGCGACCTGTCCGGCCTCGGCACTCCGAGCAACCTCCAGTTTGCGTTCCAGTTCCGTACGGCGGGGGTCATCATGCTCCCGGCGCGCATCCTGTCGCTCGCGCTCGTGTACGAGACCGACGACGCACTGCCGAGCCAGTACCGCTGGAACTTCGGCGACTTCAACGCGGGCAACGGCACCTTCGCATGGGTGCAGACCGCGCTCTTCGGCGCGACCCCGGGCGTGCACGCGATCAACATCTACCGCGCCGACACGGACGCGCTGGTGCTGACGCAGGCCAGCAGCGGCACGACCAACGGCGACTTTGAGAACTGGAACGGATCGGCTTGGGTGGCTGGCATCGGTGCCGATACCATAGGCCGTCGTCGTCGCTTCGTGCCCTCCGGCTCGCTGCCGGGCGGCGTGGATCTGTACGCCAAGCTGACGGTGGCCTGACATGGCGCTGCTCGCGGGCGGCGCATCCGCGCAGCTCGTGCGCGCATCCGGCACGGCTGGAGCGGTGCAGGGGTTCCGCGCAGACGGGGCGCTTGCGGGTGCCCGGCTCTCGACCGCGCTGCCGTTTACCGCCCGATTCCAAGTCGGGGACGGGCTGGCGCAGCAGGGCGTCCGGGAGATCCTCGGCGCGCTCGATGTCACGCTCGGCGCGCTGACGCTCTCGGCCTCTGGGTCGCTGGGCGGCGGCATCACCGGGTCGCTCAACGCGACGCTCGGGGCGCTGACTGTTGTCTCGACCGGGCGCCTCGAGGTGCGCGGCACGCTGGGCAGCACGCTCGGCGCGCTGACCTTGAGCGCCGCCGGCCAGCTCTCAAGCGGCGCCTCAGGCACGCTCAACGCGACGCTCGGATCGCTGACGCTCGACGCTCAGGGCCGCCTCGCCATAAGCGGCACGCTCGCGGTGACGCTCGGGGCGCTCACGGCCAACTCGGCGGGACGCACCGAGATCCGCGGGCAGCTCGACCAGACCCTCGGCGCGCTGACGCTCTCGGCCTCTGGGCAGCTTCCCATCACAGGCGCGGCCTCGGTCACCCTTGAGGCCTTGAGCCTCTCTGCGGCCGGCAGCCTCGCGCTGCGGGGCAGCCTGACGGCAACGCTCGGGGCGCTCACGCTCCAGGCGAACGGTCAGACGGTGCCCTACGAGCCCGGCGTGTACCGCCTCGCGCGCGTGCGCGGGTCGGTCTCGGGCGAGACGGTGAGCGGTGGACGCAGCTCGACGGTGAGCGCACGCAGCAGGACGGACACGGTGCACTGATGATCAACCTTGACCCCAACGACAGCGCGAACGTGTCCATCACCTGGACCGACCTCGGCAACGCGACGCTGGCCTCAGTCGCCTACACGGCGATCAGTGGCGTCACGCTCACCCCGCAGGGCGTGAACGGGTCGGTGTCCACGGTGCGCGTCTCGGGCCTCGTGCACGGGCGCACTTACCAGCTCGAGGCGACGGCCACGCTGTCGACCGGCGAGACCCTCAACCGCAACGTGCCCATCCGCGCGTTCAACGGCTGATGCCTGCAGCTGCACCACGACCGTGTAACGCGTTCGGATGCCGAGCGCTGGTGACAGGGAAGGTCGGCTACTGCGCGGAGCACCAGAACGACGCGCGCAAGCAGGTAGACCTACGGCGTGCCTCGAGCACAGCACGAGGCTACGGCTACGTCTGGCAGACACGCATCCGACCAGGCGCTCTGATCCGCGAACCGCTCTGCAGGTTCTGCACTGACGCGGGACGAACGACGCCCGCGACCGAGGTCGACCACATCGACGGCAACAGCCGGAACAACGACCCCGGGAACCTCCGGGCGCTGTGCCGGTCGTGCCACTCGGCCCGCACGGCCCGCGACCAAGGGTTCGCCCGCGCGCGGTGAGGCCGAGGGGGCAGGGGTGGGTTGAAAGTCAGGGGGTTGACCGTCTAGACCGAACGGGTGGTCGTTCTTTCACACAGTCAGATCAGGGAAACCAGTTTTTATGCCAGGGCCGCGACGACCATCGAACCTCAAGCTGATCTCGGGCACCGCCCGGACCGATCGCGAGGTTCCGGAGCTCGTAAACCTGCCGCTCGTAGCGAATACGCCGCCGGCGCCGGACTGGCTGCCGAACGCGCACGCGGTGAAGGAGTGGGACCGGCTCGCGCCGATGCTGGTGGCGAACAAGCTGCTCGCTGAGGCCGACCTCGGCCCGCTCGGCCATCTCTGCGCCCTTCACGGAAAGATTGTCCAGCTTTGGACGGCCGGCGAGACGCCGACCGGGCACCTGCTGGCCCAGTTCAACACACTCGCGCAGGCCTTCGGGCTCAGCCCTGCCTGGCGCTCGAAGGTGAAACCGCTTGGTGACAAGGAGTCGAGTAACACGTTCACGAAGTTCAGGGCCGAAGGTCCCGGCCCGCGCTGACCATGTAGCGATTGCGATCGCCTACGCTGAGGAAGCGGCGGCGGACGCGAAGGGGAAGATGGTCGGGAAGTGGGTGCGGCTCGCCGCGAAGCGCTTCCTCGCCGACCTCAAGCACGCGCAGGGCAAGCGGCCTCGGTTCTTCTGGTCGCCTGACCAGGCGAACGCCGCATGCCAGTTCATCGAGCAGCTGCCGCACGTCGAGGGCGTCTGGGAGACGCCGACGATCACGCTCGAACCGTCGCAGGTGTTCTTCGTCTGCCAGCTATTCGGGTTCCGGAACGATGACGGCTCGCGCAGGTTCACGACCGCCCTGTATGCGGTCGCTCGAAAGAATGCGAAGTCGGCACTCGCCGCGGCCATCCTGCTCTATGTGTTCTGCACGGAGCCCGAGGTCGGGCCGCAGGTGATTTCGGCGGCGACGACTGGCGACCAGGCGCGGATCGTCTGGGGTGTAGCGAAGCGGATGGTCGAGAAGGTCTCGGACCTTCGCGAGGCTTTCACGCTTGAGCCCTTCGCGCGCGCAATTGCGCGGTACGAGGTCGGCGGGACATTCCGCGCGATCAACTCGAAGGCCTCAACGCAGGACGGCCTCAACCCGTCGGCGCTCTGCTTCGACGAGCTGCACGCGCACAAGACCAGGGATCTGTTCGACGTGTTGCGCTCGGCTTCTGGTGCGCGCAAGTCGCCGCTGTTCCTCTACACGACGACCGAGGGGTACGAGAACCCGGGGCCGTGGTCGGAGCAGCGCCGGTTCGCCTGGCAGATTCTCGAGGGGGTGGTCGAAGCCGATCACTACCTCGCGGTCTACTACGCGCTCGACGACACGGACGACGACTTCGACGAGTCCAAGTGGATCAAGGCAAACCCGCTCCTCGGCGTGTCGGTGTCGCTGAAAAAAATGCGCGAGTACGCGACGGAGGCGAAGTCGCAGCCGGGCACGCTCGCCGAGTTCCGCATCAAGCGCCTGAACCGACCGGCTGCGGCGGCTGAGGCGTGGGTGGATCTGCGCAAGTGGAAGCGGTGCGGTGGTGCTGTGAACCTCGACGAGCTCGAGGGCGCTCGCTGCTGGGCGGCGCTCGATCTTGCTTCGACGCGCGACATGTCGGCGTGGCGGATCGTCTGGGAGCGGGACGGGGTGTTCTACACCTGGGGCCGCTTCTGGGTGCCGCAGTCTGCGGTCGAGCAGCGGACCGAGCGTGGCTCGGTGCCCTATGGGTCGTGGGTCACGCAGGGGCTGATCACGCAGACCGAGGGCAACGTGACCGACTACTCCGTGGTCGAGCGAGACATCCTCGCCGACTGCGCGCGGTTCAACCCGACCGAGGTGGCCTTCGATCCGTGGAACGCGACGGACCTCACGACGCGCCTGCTGGCCGCTGGCCTGCCGATGGTGCAGTTCATCCAGGGGCCGCGCTCGTATCACCCCGGCTTTCAGGCGCTCGAACGCGCCTACATCGCCGGGAAGCTGCAGCACGGCGGCGATCCGGTCCTGACTTGGAACGCGGCGAACCTCGTCCCGAGGCGCGACGCGAACATGAACCTCGCGCCTGACAAGCGCCGCAGCGCCGAGAAGATCGACGGAATGGTCTGCTTGCTGATGGCGATGGCTCGCGCGTCGCTCGCCCCGGAGGGCCAGAACTTGGACGAATACCTCGACTCGCCGGCGATTGGGTGAACGCATGAACTTTCTATCGCACTTCTACCGCTGGGTTTCGACCGGCAACGCACTGTCGGACCGCACGGGTAAGCAGGACGCGGCCCCGAGCTCGGCGCTCGTGGCTGACGCTGCGATGGTCGGGCCGGATGTCGCGCTGCAGATCTCGACGGTCTGGGCGTGCATCGACCGCCGGGCCAAGACGATCGCGAGCCTGCCCTTCTTCGCCTACGAGTCCGTCGGCGGGAAGCGCTCGCTCGCGCGGCAGTCGCGGCTCTGGACGCTGTTGCACGAGTCGCCGAACCAGCGCATGACCCCGTACGAGTTTTGGGTCTGCATGATCATGAACCACGACCTGCGCGGCAACGCCTACGCGCGCATCGACCGCGACCCGCGCACGGGCGAGGCGATCGCGCTCTGGCCGATGGCTGCGGATCAGGTCGAGCTGTCGGTGCTCGATGACGGCTCCGTGGTGTACGCCTACCGCTTGAACAACGACCTCGCCTTCCTGAAGGAAGAAAACGTCCTGCACCTGAAGGACATGGGTAACGGGACGGTCGGTCTGCCGCGGCTCGACTACATGCGCGCGACGGCCTCGGAGGCCAAGAGCGCCCAGCTTCAGTCGCACCGGCTGTTCGCGGCGGCGGGCAAGCCGACCGGCGTGCTGATGGTCGATCAGCTCCTGAAGAAGGAGCAGCGCGAGAAGCTGCAGGAGCGCTTCGCCGAGATGCAGGCCGGCAACACCGCGCGCCTGTTCGTCCTCGAGGCGAACATGAAGTACCAGCAGCTCTCGCTCTCACCGGAAGATCAGCAGCTGCTCGAGACGCGCAAGTTCGAGGTCGAGGAGATCTGCCGCTGGTTCGATGTCCCGCCGGTTCTGGTGCATCACTCGAACGTCACGACTTGGGGCTCGGGCATCGAGCAGATCGTGGACGGCTTCTACAAGTTCAGCGTTCGCCCGATGCTGGTCTCCATCGAGCAAGCGGTCCGAAAACGCGTCATGACGCCGAAGCAGCGCACCACGATGAGCGCTGAGTTCAGCCTCGATGCTCTGCTTCGCGCCTCCCTAAAGGACCGTATGGAGATCTACGGCTCGGCGGTGCAGAACGGCATCTACAACCGGAACGAGTGTCGACAGCTTGAGAACGCCGAGCCCTACGACGGCGGCGAGCTGTTCACCGCTCAAGTGAACCTCGCCCCGGTGAATCGACTTGGGCTGATTTCAACCCCGGCCGCGGGTTCCGCGCCGGACGACCTCTGAGGATACGACCATGCTTGTCCGCAAAACCCTGAGCCTTTCTGACGTTCAACTGAAGATGGACGGCGACGCCGGCACCTTCGAGGGCTACGCCTCCGTGTTCGGCGGTGTCGACTCGTACGGCGACACGATCGTGCGGGGTGCATTCGCGGCGACGCTGCAGGCCAACGCCAGCCCGAAGATGTTCTACAACCACGATTGGTCGATGCCGATCGGGAAGTGGCTGGCCGCGAAGGAGGACGACCACGGTCTCTTCGTCAAAGGCGAGCTCACCCCGAACCTCGGCCTCGCCTCCGATGTTCGCGCCGGCATGCTTCACGGCACGATCGACGGCCTGTCGATCGGCGGCTACCTCAAGAAGGGCGACTACGACGAGACCGACGAGGGCCGCGTGATCCGCACCTGGTCGAGCCTGGTCGAGGTTTCGCCGGTCGTGTTCCCAGCTGATGCAGCCGCGCGCGTCGACCTGACCTCGGTCAAGGCGGCCGAGCTCGACGCGGCGATCGCTGAGATCGAGACCATCCGAGAATTTGAGCGCTTCCTGCGGGACGCAGGCGGCTTCAGCAAAGGGGCGGCGACCGCGCTCGTCGCTCGTGCCAAGACTATCTGTTTCGCGGGGGACCCCGAGGCGGATAGCGAGGCGAAGTTCAAGCAGGAATTGTCCGAGCGCCTGCAGCGTCTCGCGCGTTCCATCGCTTGATCCGCGCATCGTTCCACTATTTTTAATTTAGGAGAATCATCATGACGGACATCGTCATCAAGTCGCTCGAGACCATCGAGCGCAACCTCGCCGCCTTCGCCGAGAAGGCGGACCGCGAGGTCAAGGAGGCCGGCCGCGTGTCGACCGAGACCAAGACTGCTATCGACGCGCTCGGCGTCCAGCAGCGTGAGATGGCCGACCGGCTGGTCGTGCTCGAGCAGAAGGGCTCGGGTCGCGGCGAGACGACCGCGCCGGACAACACCTGGGGCGGTCAGCTCGTCAAGAGCGACAAGTACCAGTCGTTCGCCTCCGGCCAGACCGGCAAGGCGCGCATCGAGGTCAAGAACACCCTGACGGGTGCCGACGCCAACGTCGCGCCGGATCGCAAGCCGGGCATCGTCCCGGGCGCTGCTCCGGTCCTGACCCTCGAGTCGCTCCTGCCCTCGACCGCCACCTCGAGCAACGCGATCGAGTTCACGAAGGAAGCCTCCTTCACGAACTCCGCCGCTGAAGCTGCTGAGGGTGCGGCGAAGGCTGAGTCCGCGCTGACCTGGTCGCTGGTCAACATGCCCGTGAGCACCGTCGCTCACTGGATCAAGATCAGCCGCCAGCTGGCGATGGACAACGTCGCGCTCGCCGCGTACGTGAACGCCCGCATGACCTACGGCGTGAACCGTCGCGTGGAGACGCAGCTCGTCTCCGGCAACGGCACGGCGCCGAACATCAGCGGGTTCCTCAACACCGGCAACTTCACGGCGCACGGCTACGCCAACGCCGTGCTCGGCACGGTGTTGAAGAAGCTCGTCCTGATCCGTCGGATCATCGGCGACCTGCAGAACGCCGGTTACGCGCCGGACGGCATCGTTCTGAACCCGGTGGACTGGGCGATCATCGAGACGGATCTGATGACGGAAGGCTCGGGCAACACCGCCCGCGTGTCCGTGGATGCCGTCGGCCGTCCGACCCTGTTCGGTCTGCCCGTGGTCGCAAGCGTCGGCATGACCGCCGACAACGTCGCGGTAGGTGCGTTCGCGCAGGCCTCGATGATCTACAACCGCGAGGGCGTGATCGTCGAGCTGAGCGATTCGGATTCGGACAACTTCACGAAGAACCTCGTGACCGTCCGTGCCGAGCGCCGCCTGGCACTCGCCACCGAGATCCCGGCCGCGATCCGTGCCGGTGACCTGACCCCGGCCTAATCGGTCGGTTCCGGCGTAAGCCGGCTGGATGGGGCGGGGGCTTCGGCCTCCGCCCCTATCCTTTTTGGAGAACACCATGCTCGTGAAGTTCAAGACCTCTGGCAGCAATAGCGCTTTCGGCAGCTTCTCGCCGGGGGATCTGCTGCGCTGCGGCGACGATCTGGCTCGGCACCTGGTCGAGGATGCGCGCGTGGCGGAGTACGTCACCCAGAACGCGTCCGCGGCCCCTGCTGCGGCGCCCGCTGAGACGCCCGAGGCTGAGTCCGCCCCGGAGGCGGCGTCCGCTCCTGCGCGGCGTCGTGCCCGCCGGTGAAGATTTCAGTATTGACCCCGCCGACCGCCGAGCCGCTTTCGCTCGCGGAGGCTCGCGCGCACATGCGCGTGGATCACTTCGAAGAGGACGGCGTGATCGCCGGTCTCATCCTGGCCGCTCGCCAGCACATCGAGCAGGAGACGGGCCTCGCGCTCTGCACGCAGACGCTGCGCGGCACGCTCGACGCATTCCCCGCAGGTAAGGCGATGGCCCTGCCTGCTCACCCGGTCCAGTCGGTGACGGCTGTCCGGTACTTCAACGAGGCCGGGTCGCTCATCGAGTGGCCGGCCGGCGAGTGGGAGACGGATCTCACCGGCATCGTCCCGCGCATCGCGCCGCGCAACGGCTTCGCCTGGCCGACCCCGGGCCAGAAGCTCGGCGCGGTGCAGGTTGAGTTCGTCGCCGGTTACGGTGGCCCTGAGCTTGTGCCGCAGCCGGTCATGCAGGCGCTGCGCATCCTCGTCGCGCACTACTACGAGCACCGCGAGCTCGTCGTCACCGGGACGACCGTCAACGAGCTGCCGATGACGGTCAAGGCGCTCATCGCCCCGTATCGGTGCTTCGCCTGATGCGCGCTGGCCGACTCCGTCACCGGGTAGTCGTCGAGCGGGCGACTGACGGGACCGACGCCTATGGCGATCAGGTGCAGACCTGGACGACGCTTGCGACCGTGTGGGCGGGCGTCGAGCCGCTGTCGGGCCGCGAGTACCTGTCGGCCTCGCACATTCAGGCGGATGTCTCGACGCGGATCGTTCTGCGCGGCATCCCGGGCGTGACGCTGACGCCGAAGGACCGCATCCGCTACGGGTCGCGCCTGTTTGACATCAAGCAGATCGTCGACCAGGACGCCGAGAACATCGAGCTGCAGCTGCTCACGCAGGAGCGGTTCGTCTGATGGCCATCGTCTCGGACATCAAGGTCGAGGGCTTGCGCGAGCTCGAGGCCCGCTTGCTCGAGCTCGACGCGGTGGCCGGGAAAAAGCTGCTCACGCGCACGACGCGGCGTTCGCTGCTGCAGTTCCGCAAGCAGGCGGTCGCCAACGCCCGGAGCGGGTCGCGCTCGGGTGCACTGGCTGAGGCCATCAAGATCGTGACCGTGACGCCGCGGGCGAACCAGACGGTCGCCGTGCAGGTAGGTCCGAAGAAGAAGGATCGCCGCGGGCTCGCCGTGCATAACGTGTTTTACAGCCGCCGCCGCCGGGGGATCTTCTACGGTCACCTGGTCGAGTTCGGCTTCACTGCGCGCGGCCGTGCTGCTCGCAGGGTGCCTGGGCGGCCGTTCCTGCAGCCTGCCTGGGACGCGACGCGGGCGGCTATCCCGGCTGAGTTTCGGCGGATTCTCGGGCAGGCGCTTGATCGCATCGCCCGCCGGTCTGCGCAGCGTTCGTCCGCTACCGAGGGGCTCGTCGACCCATGAGCATCGAGAACGCAATCATCGCGCGCGTAAAGGCGCTGGCGACGGGCGCCGGCCAGCGGGTCTACCGCGAGGTCATCGTGCAGGAGCCGCAGCTGCCGGCGGTCGCCGTCTCGCGCACTGCGGGTGCTGGGTTCGCGCGCGTGCTCGGGAATGTTCCGATGCTGCAGCGGGCGACGCTCCGGATCGAGACTGTCGGCGACACGATGGCGCAGGTGGCCCCGGTGGCCGCCGCGATCGTGACCGGCCTCGATGGCTGGTCAGGTGCGGTGTCCGGCGTGACCGTGCTGCGCGCGACGCTGGTGCAGCAGCAGGAGCAGGCCGAGGCGCAGGGCGATCGGACGCTGCGCATCGTCCAGCAGGACTTCGACTTCGTGTTTCGTTGATCGCCCGACTTGGGCGCGTAGTAACCACGGCCGCTTTCGGGTGGCCTTTTTTTTGGAGATAGGAAAATGCCCGGATACATCAGTTCAGGCGTCGTGTTCTCCGCCGGTGACGGCGCGACCCCGACGGAAGTGTTCGCGACGGTCGCGCAGGTGCAGGAGGTCAAGTGGTCCGGTTACAGCCGGTCCGTGGTCGACTCTCGCGTGCTGGGCGATCTGTACCCGCAGCGCATGCTTGGCCCGCACGAGACGCAGAACGTGGAGATGAAGCTCCTGTTCGACCCGGCCGACACCGCGCACGAGGCGATCCGGACGCGATTGATCGCCGGCTCGCAGCACAACTACCGGATCACGCTTCCCGACCCGGGCGCGTACCAAGTGCAGGTCCGCGGCTTCTTCACGAAGTTCGAGGTCGACGCGCTGACGGCTGAGGGTGGCGAGATCGTCGTGAACGCGACGCTCGAGCTGACCGCGCTGCCGGTGGTGACCCCGTAATGGCGGCAGTCGATCGGGATCTGCTGCGGGCGCAGGTCAGCGCGACGCTAGCGAAGGCGACGGTCCGTCCGTTGGTCGTCGCTGGCGTCGAGCTGTTCGTTCGCGGCCTGACTGGCGCCGAGCGGGTGCAGCTCATGAAGTGGTCGGCCGAGGCGCAGGGCGGCGGCGAGCCGCTCAGTGACTACAAGGTTGCGTTCCTCGGACTCTGCGACGCCGACGGCGTGCGGCTGTTCGATGACGAAGCCTCGCTGGCGGTGCTCGATGGCGGTGCGGTCTCGGAGATCGCGCGAGCCGTGATCGAGGCGTCCGGCCTGACGGGCGCAGCTGCGGAGATCGCAACGGGAAATTGACCGGCGAGTCGGAGCTGCTGCTCTGGTTCCGGCTCGCCGCGCAGCTCGGGGCGACGGTGGGTGAGCTTCAGGAGCGGATGAGCTCTTTAGAGTTTACCTACTGGCAGGCGTTCTACGGATTGGAGCCGTTCGGCTTCGATACGGAGAACTGGCGGATGGGTATGACCTGCTCGACCGTGGCGAACGCTGCGGGCCCAAAGCGCGGCGGCAAGGCGTGGCGGGTCGAGGACTTCGTCCCGGCGCGCAAGGCGGAGCCAGCAGCATCTCAATCCATTGATGACGTCCGGCGAGTGGTCGCTGCGATGGTGGGAAAACCTCATGGCTGATATCGGCACACTGGTCGTCAGGATGGCGGCGGACTCGGCGCAGATGCGGTCCGAGCTCGACCGCGTCAAGGGCGAACTGAAGAAAACCGACAGCGGTGTCTCGGCGCTGTCCGGCGCCTTCAAGAACTTGGGCGGCATCGTCGCCACGTTCTCGCTGGCTGCGGTTGTCACTCAGGCGATGCAGGCCGCGGGCGCGCTGAACGACACGGCGGCAAAGACCGGCCTCTCCATCGACGCGCTGCAGCGCCTGCAGTTCGCGGCGACCCTGTCGGGCGGCTCCCTCGAGGGGGTTTCCGGCGCGGTGGCGCGCATGCAGAAGGCGCTCGTCGGCGCGGAGGAGGGCGGCAAGGAGGCGGTGGCGGCGCTCGATCGGCTTGGCCTGTCCGCAAAGCAGATCCTGACGCTTTCGCCGGACAAGCAGTTCGAGGCGATCGCGCAGAAGATCGCGTCGATTCAAGACCCGGCTGAGCGCACGACGGCCGCGATGAATCTGTTCGGCCGTTCCGGCGCCGAGCTCATCCCGACGCTGCTCGCGATCGGGACCAACGGCGAAGCGATGGCCGCGCAGCTCTCCGCCATTGGCGGGCCGGTTTCGGACAAGGCGATCGCCAACGTCGACACGCTGGGCGATCAGCTCGACGTGCTCAAGACGGGCGCGAAGAACACCGCCATCGAGCTCACGGCTCTGGCGTCCGCCATCCTCGTCCCGCTCCTGCGCGAGACGAATGAGTGGATCAAGTCGCTGCGCATCCTGACCGGCGGCGGCGGCGAGCTCGAGCAGCTGCAGCGCCGGCTCGAGATCCTGCAGGAGGCGCGCAACTCCATCCCGATTTTCTTCAACTTCGGCTATGTCGAAGGCCAGGGCGTGGTGCTCGGCCGTCGCGGCCTCGAGCAGGCGATGCGCTCGGTGCGTGCAGACATCGACGCCATGAAGGCGAGCGCGGCGGGCGCGGTCGGCGGCATCATCGACGTGCCGATGGACATCCCGCAGCCGCAGGTGCCGAACCTCGGCGGCGGCGGCGGCAAGCCTGGCGAGCGTGCGCTGACCCCGGCTGAGATCCGCGAGCGCGACGCGGCCAAGCGCGACGCCGACTTCAAGCGCGAGTACGACCTGACCGCGCTGCACCTCTCAAGCCTTCAGATGCTGTCGTTCGACCATGCCTCGGTGCTGGCGAACATCGACTCCACCAGCGCAGCGCAGCGCATCCAGTCCGCCACGGACTTCGAGTATTTCCGCGCGAACATCGCTCAGGCTTTCGGCCTGCAGCAGCTCGACTTCGAGACCATCAAGAACCAGTCAATCATCGACCTCGCTGGCGGCCTGTTTACCGCTCTGGCTGGCGAGAACACGAAGCTGTTCAAGGTGCAGCAGGCCTTCGCGGTCGCGAACGCGGTGGTCAACACCGCCGAGGGCGTCACGAAGGCGCTGCGCTCGCTGCCGTTCCCCGCCAACCTTGGCGCCGCCGCGAAGGTCGCGCTCGCGGGCGCGATCCAGATCGCCAAGATCAAGTCGACGGCGCCCGGCGGGTCCGGCAGCGCGACGACTTCGGGTCTCTCTGGCGGCTCCACCGGCTCGACCCCTTCGCTCCCGCAGACCGCCGGCAACGCCCAGCAGGCGGAGCAGGCCCCGCGCATCGCGCAGGTCGTGATCCAGGGCAGCGTGTTCTCCTCGCGAGAAACCGCCGACTGGCTGGTCGACCAGCTCAAGGACGCGATCAACAACCGCGACGTCGTGTTCATCAACGGGAACAGCCGACAGGCTGGTCTCATCACGGGAGCCTGACGTGCCCGCAGTCACTTTCACCGCGAAGCGCAGCCTCATCGCCGGGCATACGGGCGGGTCGCAGTATTCGCTCGACCTTCGCCTGGTCGAGGGCGGTCTCGGTGTCGGCCGCAAGGTCGGCTCGGAGACGCAGCGCTCGCTCAGCGACAAGACCGAGACGCTGTACTACTTCGGGAAGAGCACCTGGGCGGCGATCGCGCTCGTCTTGAACTCGACCGAGCGGGCCGCGCTCGCGGAGTTTTTGCATTCGGTCGAGGCCGGCGAGTCGTTCACCTTCTCGCCCTACGGCTCGGTCGCCGCGATGGGCACGACGCACACCGCGCGGCGCGTGACCGCCAACTACAACTTCGAGCGCTTGGACGGCACCGGCGCCACGCCGAATGACGACGCGATGCGCGTTTCCTTCGACCTCGAGGAAGTCTGATGCGCACCGACCCGGCCGCCTTCAACGAGCTGAACAGCGCCTCCGTCAAGGAGCCGCGCTTCGTCGTTCGCATCAACTTCTCGACGCCCATCCTCATCACGAGCCACACCGGCATCACGGGCCTCTCGGGTGCCGTCATCGACGGCGCGCTCATCGAGCCGAGCATCGTCTCGCAGCGCCTCAACCCCATCGAGGGGCGCTCGGAGATCGGCTCGGCCTCGTTCCAAGTGGCCGACCTTGCGGGCACGCTCACCGACGAGATCCGCTCGCGGCTCGGCGCCGCGGCTGGCCTGCGCGACAAGCAGGTCGAGTTCTTCTTGGGCTACGCTGGGCTCGCCTTCGCCGACTTCGTGCGGGTGGGCACCCAGCGCGTCACCGAGGCGACCTTCGACAAGGGCCGCTATCAGATCTCCTGCGCGGACATCCAGCGGTCGGCGAAGAAGGACATCTTCGAACTCGCCGAGACGACTCTCGCTCAGTCCCTTTCGGCAACCGACACCACGGTGACGGTCAGCTCGACGGCCGGCTTCACGACCGTGTTCCACGGGCCGACCTACACCGACGCGGCCAACGCGACCGTCGGCTACATCAAGATCCGGGACGAGGTCATTCGTTACACGGGTAAGACCGCGACCACCTTCACCGGCTGCGCCCGTGGCGTCCTCGGCACCATCGCGGCCGCCTACGACGTGGACGCTGCCACCCCGGCAACGCGCCGCGAGAAGGTCACCGAGCACGTCTACCTCGAGCTGCCCGCGGTCAAGATCGCCTACGCCATCCTCACGGGGCAGCTCTACGGCGACGCCGCAACGCTCCCGGCGGCCTGGCATCTCGGAATCGACACTTCGCTCATCCGCACCTCGGACTTCATCGGCATTGGTGGAGATCTTTGGGACGGCGCCAACGCGGGCGTAGTGATCCGGTTCGAGGGGCTCAAGAAAACCGACGGCAAGAAGTTCCTCGAGGAGGAGATTTGTCGCCTGCTGGGCGTCTTCATGCCGGTGTACGCCGACGGCGCGTGGGGCCTGCGCCGAGCCGCGCGCGTGCTCTCGGATGCGGCCACGGTCGCCACCCTCGACGAGTCAAACAGCGTGCAGGTCGGCGAGCTTGTGCATGACATGGGCGAGCTGCACAACGTGTTCCGGATCTTCTGGAACTGGAACGGCTCGGACTACACGCGGACGACGGCACTCATCGACGCGAGCTCGGCCGCGGCGCACGGCAAGGCCGACCCGCTCGATCTCAAGTTCAAGGGCTTGTACGGCGGCCGGGCCACCGACTCTCTCCTCTACCAGCTCGTCGACGCCCTGCGCGATCGCTACGCTGCGCCTCCCGAGCGGCTCTCCGTCACGGCGCTGCACTCGCTCAACCGCCTTGAGGTGGGCGACGTGGTGCGCGTGCGCTACGCCTCCGTCCGAGACTACTCCGGGGCGGGCGCGTCCATCGACCGCGCGTTCGAGATCCAAAACCTATCGGTGAACCACAAGACCGGCGCGGTGCAGCTCGAGCTCTTCGGCTCAACGTCCCCGGCTTCGGCGCTATCGCCGACTACGGCCACGACGGCGCTCCCGAACGCGTTCTACACGGCCACAGGAACCGCGCTCTCGACGGTGGCGACCATCACCGCGGGCGTGATGGCGACTGGCTCATACACGCTCACAGGCGGCTCCAGCCTCACCGCCTCGGGGTCCATCTGGTACCACGACGGCGACCTGACGATCCCGCAAGGTTGCACCCTAAACATCAGTGGCAACGTGCAGCTGCGGGTGCGCGGCTACCTGACCGTCAACGGCACCATCAACGGCGTCGGCGGCGGTCTGGCGGGCGTGGCTGACAACACCAGCCCGACCGTGCAGCTCACCGGTAATCCGGGCTGGGTCGGCAACTCCCGCGGCCTTGACGGCATCGACGCCGCGCAGGACTACGCCAACGGCAACGCGCGGCTCCAGACCGTCCCGGTGCCCGTGACGCAGGGCAAGCACGCCGCGTTCCCCTACCTCGAGGTCACGGTCTCGGGCAACACCCTGACCGGCCTGCCGACCGACCTGCGCGGCACCGGCGGCGGCCCGGGCGGCAAGATCACGAGCGGCGGCAAGGCGACCTTCCGCGCGGCGGGCGGGGCGGGGGCGGCGGGTGGTGCGGGTCTCTGCACGATCTCGCGCGGCTTCTCGACCGGCGCATCGGCGACTATCAACCTGTCCGGCAACAGCCCGACCGCTCCGTCTCTGCACGGCCCGCTTCCGAACATGTACTACCCGGGCGCGGGTGGCGCTGGCGGCCCGGGCTCGATCCTCCTCCTCCTCGACGGCTCGGCCGTCTCTGCGCCGGATCTGACGAACCGCTTCATCGCCAACACCGGCACGGTGCCGCAGCCGGCGCAGGTGTCGGGCAAGCTCACCTTCCTCGACAACGAGCCGTACCACCGCTACTCGGACAACGAGGACCCGTGGGCGGGCTACCCCGACCCGGCGGTCATCTCCGGCCGCTCGCTGGCCGGCTCCGCCCAGCGCATCCAGTTCATCCCGGCTCCGGAGACGGCAACGGCCGACCCGGTGGCCGCCCCGCCTGCGCCCTCGGGTCTGACGGCGGTCGCCCAGGACGGCTTCGTGCTCGTCTCTTGGACGCTGCCGGCTGATCCGGCTTCTTATGATGCAGTCGAGCTCCACGCGTCCACGTCGAACGATCGCGCGGCGGCGGTTAAGGTTTTCGACGGCCGCGCGTCCGACTTTAAGCACGTCACCGGCGACACTTCCGCGCGGTTCTATTGGGCCAGGTCGCGCCGCGATCGCGCGGTCTCCGCCTGGCATCCGGCCACGACCACGAGCGCGGCGACTGCGGCGGCGCGTCCGCCGACGGTTACCGGGTACCTCACGAACGAGGCCGTGGCCGTCGCGGCTGACTCGGCCGGCACGGTCGCATCCTTCGCTGGCGCGTCGGGCTCCTTCAAGGTGCTCGCGGGCGCGGTCGACGTCACGACGTCCGCGACGTTCGCGCTTGTCGGCTCGAGCGCGCTAACCGCCACGATCAACGCGACGACGGGCGCCTACTCGGCGACCGCGATGACGGCGGACGTCGGCACGGCGACCTTCCGCGCGAGCTACGGCGGCGTGACCGTCGACAAGGTTTTCAGCGTCACCAAGGCGCGCGCGGGCGTGAACGGGACGAACGGGACCAATGGCTCGAACGGCAGCAACGGGACGAATGCCGTCTCGATCTCGCTCTCGCGCGACGCGGTGCAGCTGTTCGCCTTCGCCGAGGGGACGGTCCCGTCGTTCGCGGATGCGGTCGGCACGGTCACGGTGCGCGACGGCGCGACCGACGTCACGGCGTCGGCGACGCTCTCGGCGGTGCAGGGCTCGGGCGTCACCGGCACGGTGAACACCGCGACGAACACGCCGGTCAACGGTCAGCCGAAGGGCTACTACCGCGTTACCGCGATGACCGGCGACACCGGCACGCTTACGCTCTCGGCGGTCTACGGCGGCGTGACCTATCAGGCGACCTTCACGCTCGCCAAGAATAAAACCGGCTACGAGATCGTCGCCGCGCTCCCGAGCACGAATCTCTTCGAGGGTCGGATGGTGTACCTCACCACCGACGATAAGCTCTATCGCTACACCGGCGCGGCGTGGACGGCCGCGATTCCGGCGGCGGACATTTCCGGGCAGATCGCGGATTCGCAGATCGCGGGCGTCGGCGCGGGCAAGGTTACGGGGCAGCTGACAAACGCGCAGATCGCCGACCTCGCGGCGGCGAAAGTGACCGGCCAGCTCGCCGACTCGCAGCTCGCCGCTATCGGTGCGGCCAAGGTGACGGGCCAGCTGACCAACGCGCAGATCGCGGACATCGCGGCGGCGAAAGTCACCGGTCAAGTCGTCGCGTCGCAGTTAAATGTCGGCGTCGGCGGCGGGAACCTTCTCGGAAACGCGGCCTTCCGCGCGCACGCGGGCGGCTATCCGACTGGGTGGGGCCTCTACAACAACGGCGCTCATTCGGTTACGCCGAGCATCAATTCCGGCGGATTGTTCGGCGGCAACTTCTTCCGCCTGACCGCGAACGAAACCGTCGGAAACACTTTCGGCCTCTACACCGCGAACAATATCGGCGTACCGGGCGCCGGCGTGGATTCGTGGACGCCCGGTCTAACCTATGTGATTTCGTTTTGGGCGCGCTCAAACGGCGCCGGCGCGGTTGGCCGGACCATGCAGGGCCTCTACTCGAACATGGGGTGGAACGCGGCAACTCAGCTCGCCAACCCCCCGCTCGTCAATGGCGTCTGGCAGCGTTACTCCTGGCGCGTGCAGCCGGCCGATAACAGCCACACGCCGGTCGGCTCGCTTTACATCTCTTTTGAGCCGGGCGGGAACGGTTTCAATTTTCTATTCTCGGGCGCGTCCATCGACATCTGCGCGCCGCAGGTTGAGCAGGGCGAGCTCCCGTCCGGCTTCTCGCCGCGACCGGAGGAGATCCTGCCGGGGACCATCACCGGGACCGAGATCTCGGACAACGCGATCACCACGCCGAAGCTGGTGGCGGGCGCGGTCGTGGCGGGGAAGATTGCTGCGGATGCGGTCGGCGCGAACGAGATCGTGGCCAACGCGGTCACGGCCGCGAAGATTGCGGCCGGTGCAGTCGTCGCCGGGAAGATCGCGGCTGATGCGGTGACGGCGAACGAGATCGCCGCGAACGCGATCACGGCCGCGAAGATTGCCGCCGGCGCAGTCGTCGCCGGGAAGATCGCGGCCGATGCGGTTACC